TTACCACGCTTCTCGCGGTCATTAAGTTTATCTACATTCATCTGCAAGCAAGCCCCTAACCCTATATCCATGAAGTTAGCAATGGCTTGGATGTAGAAGAGACAATCACCTAACTCTTTCATCATATCTTCTACAGTTATTTTGGTGTCGTCCCTTATCATCTTTTTAAGCTTCTCAGCAACTTCACCAGACTCACCAACTAGGCCCAATACGTTTTCCATCAAGCGTATATCGCCTTTGGTCATTATCTTACCCTCTACGAATTTAGAGTAGTCCTCTAGGCTTGTTATTTCTTTAATCATATCTCAGATACCTCCATGCTAATAATTCTAGTTTCACTCATATCCCAGAGTGCGTTACGTACCATTTCATCAACGACCTCTGTGCGATCAGACGGTTCGCTCTCCCAGTAGAATGTATCAGGGTCTACCTTTATATTTAACACGACTTCATACAACACTTGAATACTCCTTCTTTAATGTGTTGATACTGACGAACTCTGGCTCATAGTAACCGTCCTCAATCTGCCTTTTAACTATTACCCCTTTCCACCAGTCCATATTAGCTTGTCCAGCCCAGCTTTCCTTAGCTCCTTTATAACACCCTGCGACCAGCCCGATAGCACCATTTGTACCCACGCCATCCTTAAAATAGAGATCACGTTTATGGGAGTGACCAACAGTACAAGAGCGATACCTGTTTTGAATGAGAGCATAAGCATGATGAGTACCGCTAATGGCACGACCAAAGTTACCAGCACCAACGAAGTGAGCATAGTCCACGCCATCGTAATTATGTATCTTAGGAGCGTTGTACTCGTATTTATGATACTCGTCAAACCACTTTTCAGTGTTAAGATGATTAAAGCTAATTCCATACTTGATGCCCTCCAATCTTGGATCATGCTCTATAGCGGTTGTGATGCGGTGTTCGTGATTACCTTCGAAGCCATACCATTTAGGCTTCTTACGCTTATGAAACCTAAAGTAATAACGTAGGCGCTCTTGGCTGTCGTTGTACGAATCAATGTCAGCCTCATACGACTGACTAACAACCGCCTCTGGCTTACGGGTGTCGTAGCTGTTGAGTGACCTCATATCAGCTCCGTCACCTAGATCAATTACGTAGTCTGGCTTGATGTCGTAGAGGAACTTACCTAACCAAGAGAAACGCTCGTTGCTAGTCTGAGGATCGCTGTGTCCACAGCTAAAGACTACTGCTGTTTTAGGTTTGACAGACATAGCTGTCTCCTTTCTTTATGTTTTCTGTTGCAGTGATGACCTGCAAATTAGTCTGGCAGTGCAAACCACCCTTAGCTATCGGTATTATATGGTCAACGTGATGCGGTATACCTGTCTCTCTACTAAGACGCCTAGCTTCTGCATAGAAAGGAATACATAGCTCAATATCGTAAATGTCAGATGCAGACCCACCTCTCTTTATAGCTAATGACTTGCCGCCAATAGCTGCACTTTTATCAGGATGGGCATCTTGCCATGCTTTACAAGCAATTCTCTCCTTATCAGAATGCTTTTTATAGTACGCTACGCGGAAAACATTCTTACACGTCTTACATTCATCCTGCAAGCCATCTTTACTCCTCGTCTTCTTATTGAACTCAGCTCGTTCTTTGGCTGTTTCACACTTGTAACAAAACTTTAGGTCATCCATCACTACCTCCTTCCTCTAACCATTCTTGCGGTATTGCTTTGTCAGCATACTGGAAGCCATACCTAACACACCAATCGCCATAGCTGCTCTTAGCTTTTTTGTATAGCTTAGCTCTTGAATTGCTAAAGACAAAGCGTATATCTAGTTCTGGATGCTGAGCTTGTACTTCCAGATGCTTGCGACGATCATCAGATGTAAACCTACCTTTCGATTCAATGATGATGCCGTTGCTTAAAATGACAAAGTCAGGTGTATACGTTCTAGTCTTAGAGTCTAACCAGCTTATCTTAAGCTTCTCATAGGTGAACTCTACGCCTTTCTCTGTCAACTCTTTAGAGATAGATTCCTCCAAACCCGATCTATAACCAGCTTGAATTGCTCTCTTTCTCTTAGAGTATTTACTAAGATCAATTACCGTCATACGAACTCTTTCACCTCCTCCGCTTTAGGCTCTGTTGCTACCTTAGTTAAGTAGACTGGACCGTGGCTATATGGAAACATTCTGAGGCCAGGCCAGCAAGCCTTCTTGAACTCACAATAGGAACACTCCATCTTCAACTTACGATTAGGAGATGTCTTGCTCTGTGGCTCATCCTCGAAGCCGCGAGCTGGTGGAACTGGATCAGCAACCATAGCCTTGATGTGGTCAATCTCAGCCTCCTTATTTGCCATCTCATCAGTGAAGTCATACATATCTAAACAGATGTGTCCGTTGACTTTATCTACGACTAGGAAAGCTCCGTAGTTCTTGTTAGTAACCAAGGGATCATCCTTAGCTGCATAAACGTATGATGAGAGTTGAGAGATGTAACCGAATGGGTCTTGCTGACGAAGATCACCTTCTTTAAACTTCTTAAAGCTGTAAGGTGACGCTGACTTAACATCAACAGTCATACCATCTATCACCGCATCTCGACTACCTTTGATACCATGGGCATCCATGCGATCTTGCTGACCTGTTACTGAGTGACCAGCCTGTTTAGCTAGACAAAGTATCAGCTCTTCAATCATGTCGCCGTAGCTGAACTTAAGCAAAGCGTTAGGCAGTAAGGGTGCGGCCAAATCAGTCTTATTGATCTTGTACCATAGCTTGCGGTCACACGGCGTCCCAAGTGAACTCATGGACAGATAGCCTCTTGGCTCTTGAGGCTTACCAAACCTAGTCTTGTAGATGGAAGCTATGTCTGAACCCATTTGCTGACCTAGAGCATCGTCCCAACCGTTAAGACCTAGGATCACATTCTCGATGTCACCGACTAATGTCGTTATGTCTTTCATTGTTACCTCCTTAAAGGATCAGGTGTAAAGGGGAACCCGAAGGCTCCCCTCCCAAGTACGTCTTAGAACGGTATGTCGTCATACGATTCAGTCTTAGGCTGTGCAGAGGCTGATTCCGCTGTGTAGTTCTTGACAGAGATACTAGAGCTTCCACCACCCTCTGACTCGAACTTAACGTGATCAATGATCTGTACCGCCTTAAGACGTGTACCCTTTCCCATTTTAGTGTCGTAGACTTCAACGAAGACTACACCAGTAGAGCCGTTGCCGATGACTCCATCTGTGCCTAAGTCCCACCGTGTGCCGTCTGGTCGAAACACATCAGGCGCACCAGCTGCCCAGTCACGTCCAAACTTATCAGACCATGGACGTTTCATCTTAAAGCGCAGACGACCATCTTCAGTAGGCTTACCTTGCTTACGGATACCAGCGTCTTTGATACGCTGCGCTCCTTCTGAGTCCACAAGGACATCAACGGTGGTAGCACCGTCAGTCTCCTTATCATACTCACCGTTATCACGGTTTGCTTCAAACAATTTAGCCCACTCTATTGTCGCTGGGATTTCAAATACTACAGTTGCCATACATTTCACTCCTTGTATGTTTTGTGAATAACTAATTATAACACATAATTAAGCGTTTGTCAAGCACTTAATGTGTTTCACACCAATTTAAACCGACATCGTAAGAACCTGGGGTCGGTATCTTGAACCCAAGATCAACGCCTGTTTGTAACATTGTGTCAGCAACCAGCTGACCTAAATGCTCTGCTTCTTCTTTAGAGCCTTTCACCTCTATCTGTACCTCATCGTGGATGAACCCTACCATCCTAAAGTTTATACCTTCAGCCCTAGCCTTGGTATGGAAGTTCAATAAGGTATGTTTCATTAAGACTGACTCTCCAGATTGGAGGAGACCAGCCAGCGTCTTGTACTCACTAGGCACTACTACCTTTCTGCCATCGTAACCTGTGAAGTAACCTTGCTCAGCAATGTATGGTATAAGCTGTTTCTTTAGCTTAAACATACCATCAATACTTAGTTCAAAGCGGCTACGTGCTTCAGTAGCCTCTCTAGTGTTAACGCCTAAGATACTGGCAGTCTTTGCTACCCCAGCACCTAGAAGCCAAGCGTATATGAAAGTCTTAGCCATATCCCGTGTTCCATTGGGTACGCCTAAAGCCTTTTTATTCATGTTATGTATGTCGGTTTGGTCCTCCTTCTTGCCGTTTATAATAGCTTGAGCGTACATATCAGCATCGTAATGCCGCCATAGATAATCAGCTAACACTCTAAGCTGAATACCGTCTGCGTCACAGCCTACTAGCCATGATCCCTTTGGTACGTCCCAGCATTCCCGTAGATGCTTGTCGTACTTGTGTTTGATCTCCTCTACTGCGTTAGTCGGGTTTCCATGGAAGGCTGATGGTATATTTGCGGTGTTAGGTGCGTTGTGGGCGCAGCGTCCTGTCCATGCCCCAATGTTGTTAATAGAGCCATGAACTCTACCGTCAGCCTTGACTTGATCAATCCACTCCTTCAATGAACTTCTACGGCCCTCAAGAGTGAGCCACTGAGCTAAAGACTTAGCCCCTTCGGGTGCATCGGGCGGCAATGTAGCCAAGTTATCCTCAGATACAGTGTAACCATAACGCTCTAAGTCTGCCTTCTTATCACTAAAGAAAGCTGTATCCATTGCCTTGATTTTCTTGCCATATGGATCACCTACTTTTAGCTTATCGAATAAGAAGTGAGTCTTAGTCTTTTCAAAAGGTTTCCATCCAGCATCCCATAGAACATCAACACGATCCCTAGATGCCGCTGGGTTGAATGGAACGTAGTCGTAACACAGAAGGTCGTCACCGCTACGCTTCGTTAAGGGATAAGACTCCTTAGCTTTTATTACCGTAGAATACTCACTGCCATCTGCCTTGCTCCTGTACTTAAGCGTATTGACGATTAGCAGTTGAGGTGGAAAGTCAATTTTGAACTGAGACTCTAAGCGATCCTTCTCTTCTGTTACTTGGTCAAGAAGGTGTTGCGCTAACTCTTTGTTGAAGTGAAAGCCAGCGTACTTAGTGCGAACCAATTCTATCTGTAGATCATGTTCAGCTCTCAGAGACCTAGCCCATGACTTGTCGTATATTTTAGGCTTGAACCGCTTGAATAGCGCCTCAGTCGTATCAAGATCACCATACCAGTAGTCAATCATATCTTGATTGAAGGTATCGAAATCTGTGTAGTCACCCTTATGAACCCCTAACCGAATACCCCATGACTTCAATGAATGCGGTCCCTTGCCGCCTTTAGGTGTTTCGATATTGTAGTCAAAGGTACGTGATAGGATCAGAGTGTCGATGACCTTGCGAGGATCAAGTGGTTTATCTAACCACCTGTTTAGCAAAGGTAGATCATAGCAGATAAAGTTATGGCCTACCATCTTATCTAAAGATAGATGCCATTCGGTAGCTGCCTTTCTTGCTACGGCATCTTCATGGATGTTTTCAAACTTGAACACCTCACCAGTGCAAGCCATCTTGCCACCCACAAGCCAAACCTTATCAGGCTGCTCAAGAGCATTGGTTTCGATGTCGCAGTAGGCTAGTCTAGTCATCGCGCCTCCTTACTAAGGTGAACCTCCAAAGCATTCAACTCCATCTTTAGAAGCTCAAGCTCATCTTCTATTCGGTCTATATTACAAGATGGGTCGTCATA